TGCACCTTGCGAAGCACCGCCAAGGATGTTCATGAACATATTTGCACCTCTAGCACCTTCCAATCCTGCCGCACCTTCTTTCATTAATGCCGCCTTTCTATATTTCATCTTTCTTTGGAACTTAGCACCTTTTTTCATATTATCTGTTTTAAACTTCACATCATCCCACATAGATTTAACCTGACCTCTGGCATTTAATTGTTCTGTTCTTGCCATTGCATCTCCTGCTTCCATTTGAAGTGCGGCATTTTCCAATGGAGTTCCTTCTCCTACATCTGCACCTCTACCAGCCGCTTGAACAATTGCAGAAGATGCAACACGTTCTGATTGTGCTTTAATCTGCATTTGTTTGGATGAAGTAGCATTCATGATTCCTATGGAATTACGATATGCTACACGTTTCATTCGTTTAGAACTGGTATTGGCTTGGTCAAGAATCTGATCTCCATAGTCTTCTTCCCATCCTGCCTGAAGTTGGAGAGATCTTATCTTTCCCTGAGTCTGACGGTCTTGCATGAGCCCACGCCCATACCCCATTGCGGCTCCTGCCGCTAACATCCACCACATAATCGGCCTTTATAAATCGTTGCTTTCGTAATCGAATCCAATCAGTAGTATAGACATAGGAAACGGACCATCCTGTCCTAAAACAATATGATGGTCATCATAGGTCATGTTTCCCATTGTTAAAACATGATCTCCTGTGAAATAAGAGACTGCAACACCCAGATCATCTGTAGGATATCTGAAGATCATTTCATCCAATTCTGAAATCCTTGGACCATATTTCAATCCCATCGTATCAAGCAGTTTCAGAACAATTCTGTGAATACGTTTACGATTTCCAACCAAAACACCTTGTGGTCCTGTAGCAAGATCCAGAGTTGTTACATAACTATCAAAACCTAATCCTGAATGGATTTTACTTGCTGAATCAATAGTTAATTGCCCATTGGAAGGAACTACTTGTTCTGTCTGAAGCGCACTATCTGCAAGGATTCTAACCGTCTGTCCAAAAAGATGAGTTAATCCTGACAATGTTGTAGATGCACCACCTGACTGATAGATTCCTGAGTCTACAAAATGTGCATCATCACTAGTCAATTCTCCTGAATCAAAAAAACGGTCAAGATACTCGACATAACGCTTTTCCATCATCACCACAGTATGAGTTCCTGTACCCGTATCGGCTATATCTATTGCAGAACCTCCTGATGAAGCTGAAACCTTAAAATCGTTAGTTGCAGAACTTACAACATAGTAATCGGTATCGATTACAAGAGGTGCTGGAAGATCTTCATCTGTTGTTGTGAATCGGACTTTAGTTCCATTTGTCATTCCATGACCTGTTAAAGCCAACTTATCAGTAGAGGCATCAGCAGTAACAACACCTTTATCTATAGTTCGTTTTACAACCATCCATAGTTCATTATGTGTGGAGGTGGGAATAACTGTGATTGATTCTACTTTCGCATGATTTCCATATGTTGCATCAGTATGAGAACCTCCTAATGTGTGATTACTCCATGCCATCATGTTCAATGACTTATTATAAGTCAGTCCAACTATCTTCCCGTTTTTCATACGGCCCCAGACAATGTTATAAGGCATATCCTGGTAGGTAATATCCTCTAACTCTCCCAATGCGATATCGTCTGCCCTAAGTGTTAAATCTGCCGCCTGATTTCCACCTGCCTCTGTACTATAAGAAATGCCTCTCATCCTTCGTCCATTCTTTTGGACATAAATTACATTGTTATCAATGATTAATGGACTAGCACCATATTCAGTGGGGTAGCTTGTTACACGGTCAATGGTAAAATTAAATGGAGTAATGGTTAGTTCTGTTTCAGAACCATACATCTGAAACACTCCTCCTGATGTTCCTACAGTGAGTTTCTTACCAGAAATCATCCAATCAATTAAATCCACTGTTGCAGATGAAATCGTAAGAGTGATTGCATTGTCATCCTTGACTTGTTCTCCTACCACTCTTGCTCCTGTTGCAGAAACATTTCCTGATGCAACACCTATTTTCTCAGACGGAGAGAATTTAAAATAATCACCTGTTTTAGAAAACCAGACTGTTTGTGGGAAATCATTGTTTCCTGCAAAACACAATCTTTGTTGAAAGATCTCAATAGCTCTAGGCCACCCTGAATTGGAGTTCCAGACATACTTTCTCCACTCATGATTTGGTCCTTTTGCAACCAGTTCTTCTTTTACTGTTGCAGTAACTGTCAATCCATTGGTAACAGAATCAACCTGAACATAACCCCATTGAATGGATGCACCCTGAAGAGGGTTGTATCTGAGATAGGTGTCTACATCATAATGTTCAAAACCACGTCCATCATTGATTTCAAGTTTTCTCCAATAATCATTTCCTAATGCAGATCCAGGGTTATTGGTAGAAGTTGCAGTATGTGTTGCAATGCATGTATAGAAAATAGGATCTTTGTACCAAGAAACATTGGAACCAGTAGAACTATCGTAATCAATTGTAGTATTGGTGCTAGTAGAAGGTGTCAATGAAATATTGAATGTATTAGCATCAAGCTTCTTCACATAATAATTGGTGGATTCAGTAATTCCTCCTGGAAGTGATCCTGATGCATGACGGAACTGGATTCGATCATCATCGACCAATCCATGACTTGAATCTGTAAATAAAAGATCTGTACTTCCATCAGAAGGAGTTACAGAACCTGAAGTTGCTGTATATGTGACAATTGTTTCTTTAGGACCAGTTGCATGAACTATAACACTCGAACCAGCCGAACTATAAGCAACAGAAGATCCTCCCACCTCTGTAGAGACATAAAATACCGTTGATGTTAATCCACCAGAAATAACATAATAACTTGTATTTGCTGTAATATTACCTGGAAGTCCTGAAGCAGAGAAAACAACTGCATCCCCAGCAGTTAAGAAATGTGCAGATCCAGCAGTAAATTTTAATCCACTATCAGAAGATGCTGTAACACTTTGACCAGAGTACGACCATAATCGAGAAGTTCCATCTGCCATCTTTAATGTGATTGCAGATGCTTTCTTGTAGATTCTCTTAAAGATAGTGATATCATCACCTGTCGTTACCAAATAAAGAGGTCTTCCATTTAAAGTCAACGATAGTTGAAATGTAGATGCTGTTGCATTAACTACATAATAATCAGTATCTATTGTGAAATTTGATCCTCCTGTAGTAGCTGTAGGATCTGTTGCATGATATGTGGGAGCAGTTCCACTTAATGTCATTCGTGCAACCATTCCATCCAGCATATCGTGGTTTGGTAACTGGAAGAAATTATCAGTTATATCTAAATGTGGATCTCCTATTTCAACAGATGTTGCTGTTGTATCAACTTTCAGAAGAGCCGAATCTTCAGTATTGATAGGTCCATAAGGACCATCTTCTGTATGGATATAATCAAATGCCCAATCTGTGTCTCCTGAACGAATCAGTTGACGAGGCTGATAAGAAGGATGTGCAATGAACAGGATATCTGCACTTTGAGTGAAACTGAGATCTGACAGATCAGAAGAACTATAAGGAGAGGCTACAGCATAAGGATTTACACCTGATAATAATTGTGCGTTGCTTTTATAAAATCTTACATATGCATGAGCAATACTGAAATTTTCTCCTGAAGTGAATATATCAACATCACTACCTGATGCATCCTTCAAAGATAACTGGGAATTACTATCAACAGCTTTGACATATGCAGTTGTTGAGTCTGTTGTGTTGGTTACAGTTGCTCCCACCAAACTATGTTGTCGTACAGTAAAACCTCCTGTTGCATAAACAAGTTTGTTCGTTGTGGCCCCAGATGTGGCTCCTGTAAATATTTCTTCTCCAAACTCCAGTACATAGGCTTGATCTTGTCCAAAATTAAATTGGATAAGTCTTACAGAACAATTCCCTGATGTTTCTGCAACGTAACGTGTTCCAGGTCTACGGGTGATGGAGCCTTGAGGCATCACCACCATATTTTTTAAATCCTGGACAGAAGATTTATATGATTCAGTATCAACAAAGCCTTTCAGCTTTGATGATATCTGACCGTCAGCAAACGAGGTCTGGTAGGTGACTAATCGAGCCATTAGTACGCATCTTCTTGAACCACTGAGGCACTAAACGGTCTCCAAGAATCGATATTGGTATATCTAGACTGCAACCATAAATCCGATTCTATTTTCTGAGGTGTTCCCTCTGCGGCATCTGCACTTCTCGACTCTGAAAGGACTTCACGGTATTTATGCATTAAGGAATTCTTAAGCTCAGTCTTGCCTGTGAGATCCTGTGCAATTTCTGTTGCCAATCTTAATGCAATTGCTTGTACCAATAATGAATCGTATTTGGCAGTATCCGTAACTCTTTCAATATAGAGGATATAAAGAGTAGGACTATTAGTAACAATATTCTCTCCTTCTATTTTGAAAGAATAAGAATTATCACCACTCGTATTTTCTGCCACCGTAATAAGCCTTAACATCTCAGCAGGCTTTGGAAATGCATAATCATAACCCCATGTTGGGGCTGTAGATGAAGAAGTAAGTTGCTCCCTCTTCAACACACAATTCCATATGTGACTTCGAAGGACTAAATCTCTGACATCATCAAAACGATTATCACATGCTCTCGCACGTTGATTTTCGTCACTTCTTGCAGTAATGGATCGCTCTCCCAAGTTTGAGAGAGCAATATTACAAATATCGACTGTAGAAGCCATCAGGATTTCTTCTTAGACTTAGAAGCCTTTTCAGGCTTTTTCCAAGAAGTCCATCCTTGTGCCAATAAATCATGCCATTCCTTTGATTTAGGAATAACACTTTTTGATTCATTGCTTTCACTATAAAGAATTACTTCACTCATAGCATTTTTGTGATGAAGGGGGCATGAAGCCCCCTATTAACGATCAATCAACTGAGTAGAACACACACAAATTGATTGTTTTACTTGCCGCCAATGTGGCAGAAGCAGTAGTAATGATAATATCGGTTGCCGCAGTATACTCATACCCGAAACCGTCAATACCTGTGCCACTAGCTCCACCGAGCAAAGTCACATTACCATCCGAAGCATGAGCTTTTGGATGCATGTAATGCACTTT